AAACATTGCCTTTAACCAAATAATTAAATTTTTAACATTATTTGGTTTAACAAGCCTATAAGACAAATGATTTTCCCAAAATGATTTTAAATCTTCATAACTAATTTTTATTTTTTTTCTTAAATTTCTTATAGCTTTACTATTTGAATCATACATGAATTTTGGTGTAAATAATGAATAACCATAATCTTCATCCTCATAAAAAAAATCTTCTTTTTCTTTAACTTCAGATCCTAAGTTATATAAATAAAGTACTTTTAATCTGTTTTTTAGACTTGATTGGGTATATATTCTATAATTATTACCATTTCCTTTACAATACAAACTTAATAATGGTAGAGGATCAGGTAATCCAAACATTTCTATTGGTGTATTAAACATATCATTAAGGCTCATATTATTATTATTAACCATACCAGGTAATAAAGAATATGCTTCAGCTATGCATTTAACGTGGAGTCTTTGGAAAAAATATAAAAATGATTGATTACACCCCACCCTCATGCATTCACCAACTCTTGACAATGCTGATTCCATATCTTGTTTATAACTTGTGCATGGTAAATTCAAATTTATTTCTTTTGATTTTTTAATTTGTGGATAAATCATTATACCATTAAATGACATCTGTGACACAAATTCCATGAAAATATATTGGCAACTAGTTTTTCTCTCACTATCATTATATCCATGTAATCTCATCATCATTTTGTGTAAAACTCTAAATTTTTCCAATTCTTTCTTACTATGATAAATAACAACTAAAACATAATCATCAGAATGTTCCATATGTTCAACATGTAGATTGCTTTCTGGATATAATTTTTTCCAAGTTGCCATTGTAAAATTAGTACAACAAACTGCTTTGTAAGATGAAGAATAATTAAACATTCCTTGTAAGAAGTTTTGTGTACTTTTTATCTTCCCGTTTTCCACAAGATCATGATTATGCAATTTTATTTCATTATTATCAAAAGGAACAACAACTTTATTATATACATCCATTGGAATCTGAATTTCTTTTTTACTCCAAGAATTAAAAGTTGCAACAAGAACATGATACATATTTTCTGATATATAATTTTTAAACGCATAAATCATACTAAGAAAAGAACCCATT